CGATAGCGCCACGAGTAACAGAGTCGTTCAAGTATTTCCAGTCAGTTTTGTAGAAGTCGTAAGAACCACGACGGAAACCAGAGAATCCTAGATTCAATGCCATTTCAGCATTGTTTTCGAATACACCGAAAGATGCACCTGATCCGTGAGGGGCGTTAATACGCGCCAACATGTTGTCAATGTGCAAAGATGTAGTACGATCCAAGAACATCATGTTTTCTTCGATAGCGCCTTGCTTGTCTAGTTCGTTCAAGATCAAGTCGAACTCGTCGATACCAGTAAATGCATTAGTGCTGCCATTGAAGTTGTTGTCGTTGAATACCAAACCACGCTCTTCCAATGCAGCAAACAAACCTTGAGAACCTTCGATTTTACCAGCAGTTCCAAAGTCAGCGCTGTTTTGAGTGATAGTTGACTGTGCTTTTTCAGCTTCAACCATGCTCATTTCAAGGTAGTCCTCAAAACGTAGACGAGACTCGTGCTCAGACTTTAAGTACCACAAGTAACCGGAAGTACCAGCTTCAGAAGTAACTTCAACCCAACCGATTTGAGCAACGTCAGAACCTTTAACGCTGTACTTATCGCGTAGGATCATTGGTTTGTTGCTGAAAGTTGTGAAAGAAGCGCCAATAGAGTTACCAGCATTTTTAGAACCTTTAGCGTACTCAGAACCGTAAACAAATACGTTCAATTCAGTAACTGGTGATTGACCAACCCAGCCTGATGGCAAGTTGCCGTCAGAAGTGTCATACAATTCTACAGTTACAGTTTGGCCAGATACGTTAGAAACGTATGCTTTGTGTGTAGTGTAGCCGTTGTTCAATACCAAAGTCATACCCTTGCCAATCAAGTGGCCTGAAGGGAATGTCAAAGTTGAAGCTGATGCTACGTCGACTCCATCATAAGCGATGTGCAAACGGCCTTGCTCTTGCCAGATAACCTGGTCAGAAGCCATAGGCATTTCAGCACCCACCATGCGCAAGAAACCAGAAACAGTACGGTTACCGTAACGCTCGATTTCTTTTTCGTATACCTCAGGGAGGAATTGTTGCGTCCATTGACCAAAGTCAGCAGCCGCAAAGTTCAAATAGTTGTCACCGTAAGCCGCCTTTACTGGGCGAGGAGTAAGGTGAGCTAAGTTTGCCAAAGAACTTGGCGAAGTTGCAAAACTCATTTCTTAATTATTTTTAAATGAATTATTTTCTAAATTTAACCTTGAGTTTAGAAGAGGTTGCTGAATCGGAATCTACTGCGCGTATAGACCAACCGTTTGCCGTTGTAACTTTTTCGTGAACCCCTCTCGGGTTCATGTCAACGTTTTTGGTTGCCGCCATACTATTTTTAACCGCATCGGCTTTGCCTTGCTCATAAAAATGTTGTGCAATTTGATCCGCGTTCATGGCTGTAAACAGCGATTTGTGATACCCCTTAGCGTCAGCCATTTCCCCCTTTTCATTCAAGAACTTCTTGATAAAGTTGTTAATGTTGCTTTGGGACTCCTTAATCTGCCCTGCATCTTTTACCTTAAAGCGGTAAGTCTTGTCCCCAACGTTATAATCAAACCCTTGAAAATTTTCGCTGAAAACTTTATCGCTTTCCGATAAAAAGCGCTGAGTCTGTCGTTTATTAACCTCAGCCGCTTCCGCACTCTCTTTATTATAGCGGTTGAAAAATTCAACTGCTTTTTGTTGTTCTGAAGTCAATCGTGACCCCATTTTAATTTCGTCGTAGTATTTAGACTTTAAGCCATCAAGATGGTTGCGAGCGTTTGCAAGTGCCTGCTTGCGCTCTACTTTCTTACGGCGGATTTCACGCTCATCGTCAATGTCTTCTTCATAAGAAAACTTGTCTTCAAGCATAAAATCAATATCCTCTTTGTCTAAATGTGGATTAGTATTTTGGTAGTACTCACGAAGTAATTGATCTTCGTTTAACTGCGAGTAATCCGTATTAAGGCGCACATAGTCTTCTAATGTTCCACCTGTGTCATTCATAAAGTCAACAACTTTTTGAATGTTCTCAGGAAGCTCTACGCCTGATTGCGCGGCTTCTTCAACCGCGTCGTCAACCTGATCCTGTAGCTGTTCTGCCGCTTGTTCAACCTGCTCTTCTGTAATTTCCATTAGAACAGGTTCTTCTTCTAGTGCTTCTTGCTGCACATTGGAAACGGGCTCTTCATTTTGAACGGCGTTCTCTCCGGCAGGTTCTTCAGTTGTTGCTTCGAGGTTTTCGACTGGTACTTCTTCGCTAACTGCGGGTTCGTCGCGTACAGGAACCTCATCTGTGCTTTGCTCTTGAACGGCATTTTGTCGCAGGTCTATTTTGATGGTGCCATCATCGTCGATGCCCATCGGGTTAGTAGTTTCTTCACTCATGATAAGATATTATATAATTATATGTATTTATTATTACTTAGGATCGAAGGTTCCTAAACCGAAACCACCGCCCATAATGTCGTTACCTCCTGATTCAAAGTTTTTTGGAGGTGCTTGCTTCTGTCTTTGCTCAATTAATTGGCTTTGCTGAGAAGCTTGTATTTTTGTTCTCTCGTCTTTGCGATCTTCTTTTTGTTGTGCAGTTAATTTAGTCGCTTCCGTTTCCATACCCTTAAGCTTTAGGTTGTACTGGAATTCAAGCTCCATTAATTCTTTCTTAGCGGCAACTTCAGCTTTCATTCTTTCCTGCTCAATCTGACCTTTAATTTGTTCAAGTTGTGCTTTAGTCTGCATGCTAACTTGCTCCTTCTGCATTGCAGCTTGCGCTGCTACTTGTTGTGCCTGCGCGTTTGCTTGAGCCTGAGCTTGCATATTTTGCTGCTGCATCATTTGATCGCGCTCTTGCTTTTTCTTGCGGCGTAACTTAAGCAACTGGTTAGCTTGTTTTAAGTTTCGCACTTCTCTAATGTCGATAGCATCGTCTAAGTCAATAAGCCCAGCAGATAATGCTGTCTGAATATTGTTTTCCAATAACTGCTTTTCTTCTTCGTCCGGCATTAGCGTTAACGAAATACCAAAATCGTGCAAATGAAGTTCTGACAATTCGCTCAATATGCCTACATTGTGCCCACCAATTTTCTGTATAAACGCCTCAGCAGCGGGGTGATATTCAATAATATCGGAAATACGCAACGATAAACATTCCGCGGTTTCCGCTGTTAAAAATAAACCAGCATCAAGTATGTGGCGAGTTGCAGTGTTAGAATTTGCTGCTGCTAATTTTTGTACGCCCACTAAGGCTCTTGAATCAGGCATTGAACCATCACGCGCTTCATTTAGACCCGTTACGTCACGAATCATTTGCAAGTAATAGTTGTATGTCTGAATGAGTGTCTGTAGCTTTTGACCACCCGCGCCTGTTTGTAATGGCTGAATAGGTACTTTACCTGGATTCATATCACCTTCGCTGGTGAATGAGCGGCCAATAACAGAACCCGTCTGGAAGAACATGTTCAGCGCTTCCTGCGGGTTATAATTTGTGCCATTACCCAAATCAATTTCAGCAAGACCGTCAGCGTCCATATAAACGCCGTCAGGCATCATCTTGCTTAAAACTTGCTGTAACTTCAAGTGTGTAATCTGAATCATATCAGCAAACCCTGTGCATCGGCTAACAATAGATTCAATGCGACCTTTGTACATTCTAGGCGCTACAATGCTATAATTCATTTTAACCTTAGAATAGTCGCTTTTTGGGCGCATCATATTTTTAGCCATTTCCCATTTAAGCAAAATGTCCGTGCCGATAATATGTACTCCCTCGTAAAGAACCTCAAGCGAGCGACTTAGTTTGCCAAACTCTTCAGAGTCTGCAGGTGGGTTAAATTGGTCATCGCGCACAATTACCTTTGAAGCTCCCGTAGCGGTTTCTTTAACCTTATATACTTCGTTCATGTACGTCTTATAATTAAAGTACAGTACTTGAACGGTATTATTATCTCTTTGATCGTAATTTAATAGCCCTTGGTCAAATCCGCGTCCATAGTTTTTACTACCCTGACCTTGAATTTTTTCAAGCTGCTCGTCTGTCAATTCCGGGAATTGCTTCTTAAGTTCATTAATAGGTAAGAATTTAACTTCACCCACGTAGTAAATGTCATCAAAATACGGAGAGTCCGTATATGAATAAACCATATACGCAGGATCAACGTATTCAACGACCACCCCCTCTGCTTCCGAGAAACGGTTTTTAACAGACGCAATACCTAGCGTTGTTAAATCATAATATAATCTACGTTTTGTAAGATCGTAATTATTGCCGTCTAAAAGTGTATTGATAGCTACTTCTTCTGCGATTTCAACGCCTTGCTTGTAGCTGAGTTGCATGTGCAATTCTAGCTCCTCTTTTGACTCCGGTAGTGAAGCTGGATCGTTTTCATAAAGGTTAATCCCAAACGCCTCACGCGCAAAATCACTAATTTCTTTTGTTTGTAAGTCTCTAATTATAGACTCCAAATAAGCGTAACGTCTATCAACTCCATATGGATCTTGAGAATATGCTTTAATATCAAAAGATCTATCAGCAATGCCATTAACAACGATATCTACAAACTTAGATAAAATAGGTACAGGCTTCCAGTCAAGATTAAGGTAAGACAAATCACCGTTTACGGATAATTCATCTTTATATTTTTGCACGTTTTGTTCACCGCGAGCATACAGTCTTAAATTATGGAATGTATTCTGATTGCTTCTAAAACGCGTAGCTCCAGAATTACTAGAGAACCATTCATTTTGAATAGCCCTAGCAACCTTCAACCCATAGTCGTAAGAGACCTTTTCTAGGTCGCTCGCCACTTGGCTTGGGAATGCATTATTTACAACTGACTCAGCCATATGTTATTTTATTATTTCTGAAGTATATCCGTCTTGCTTATATTTTGCAATGTGGAGATTAAGTTTTGTTCTTTCTAATTTACCAACCGGTCTATATAAATCTTTGTTACAAGCCATAATGGCTAAACCAGAACTAATAGAAGCATCATATTTGGTTCGGTTATTTATATTAAATTTAGACCAATCGTTTAATGTGTTGTTAAAATACATGCGTCCATATTGCCCGTCTTCTTGTAACCCAACATATTTATCTATATACATTTCAATAGCAGCGGCGTGCGCTTGCTTCATGTCTTCACTAGAGTTTGGTATACCGCCTATTTCTTTTTCTGTTACGGAAAGTTTGTTCCATAATCTGTCAGGTCGGTTCATTGAGTAACCCCTATAGCCCCTGCGTTTAAAATGATAAAGCAGTCTGGGTTTGTTGTTCTCAGCCAATATTGGCATACCATAAAACACGCAAGCCATCAATACATCTTCAAAAAATATGTCTGCGGTTTGCGGCCTAGCTATATATTCGAGGAAGAATGTACTTGGTGGTGCATCTTCCATGCTGAACTTGGTAAGCCCGTGCAATGCGCCTTTCGAACCTTTTCCATCGGTAGTTCCTGAAATGTCGTAACTATCGCAACCAAAAGCGCCGACGTGTTCATTACCCGGGTATTTAACGCCATTCTTAACAATTTGCTTGTTCTGCATATTCGCATTGGGTATCCAGGATACTCTAAAGCGACCTTGCGGTGAAGGCATAAATACAACTTTTGTATCTTTAACGCCGTTAACCCACTGAAAATTACCAGTGGTTATAACATTAGTATTACGCAGATCGTCGTTATAATCAATCTGCTCGTATATTTTAGCGAGATTAAACAAGCTATTTTTTGTTTCATCTCTAAATGCGTGTTCTTCTGTACGCGGGAACTGGCGGTAGTATTCATTTAAAGCATCCTGGTCTTGTTTAAGCCCTTCAACTTCATTATTCCAGTAATCTATAACTCCTTGTTCAATAGTGTCACCAAACGGGTCCAAAACGTCTGTATCAGGATTATTAAATACGGGCTGCCCGTACTCATCAATAAATCCTTCGTAGTTCCACTCCATCGGGATAAATAACGAGTATAATCCTGATTTTGTTTGTCCATTTGAATTTCGTTTAGTTACATCCGAGTCATAATATAACTTTTTAAAATTGTCCCCTCCTTTTTCTAAAGAGTTTGATGTTGAGCCCATCATACACTTTCCGATGATTCTAGAACCTAATCGTAGTGTTGTTTTTGTTACGCGCCAGTTATTTAAAATATTATCAGGGCGCTCCCATTTACCGCTCTCGTCATGCACAAGCAGCTTAAGCTTTTCACCATCATAAGAGTTGTCACCCGTGTTTTTCCAGTCAATGGTCGTGTCAAGACCCTCAAGCTCTATTTGTGTTTCTTTCGATTGTATCGATTTTCTAGTGAGCTTTGAAGCCGGAACCCTATATGCAAGTTCGGTCTTTGGTCTGTCCATACCGTCCTGTATAGGTTTGAAGAAAAACGGATAGTTAACCGAGATGGGTACAACCTTGTCGGTAAACATCTTTTTGGCATCTGCACCTGTTTTTGATAAGATACCAAATCTGGCGTCACTAGATATGGTTGCCATGTTGACGGTTTCTCCTGAAGCCATAAATGAGAATCCACTACGTCTGTTTTTGAGGTAGCACATGCCGTAAGATCTTCTATCAGCCTTGCACGCTTCCCAAAAGATGAAAAATATTCTGTTGGCTTCTCTGTAGTCAGGGTGTCCGACATCAATTTTTGACCATTGCAGGTACATGTAATGAGTGCCAGTAATATAGGTAGGGATCCCTTTGTTGTAAAACCAATGCCCGTTTTCACGTCTATTAAATTCTTCATCAATGTAGCTTTCCCACTTGCTCTTAAATTCATCTGGATACGATTGCCAATCAAATATGCTTTTAATTCTTTTAAGCTCTTTAGGGTACTCTTCTACAACCCATTTATTTCGGCCTTTTTTTAGGTCCTTGGGAACGGGAGGCAATGCTATACACAAGTTTTGTACTTCGATAATCTGCCCTATCTGCCCGGTCTTGCTAATAACTACAATGTCATGCTCCTTATCGTAGCCGTATTTCCAAGCCCTAGATTTATTTAATCTGCTTATAGTTGTTAGCTTTACAGGCTCAACAACTTTCACTAGACTCTGTTCGTACATTATCTAGATCTTTTTTCAGCAAACCCGGAGAAAGTTTTCTTTTCTTCCTCTTGCTTTGGCTTATTTTCAAGGATGCGCTCTTCTTCTTCAATACGGGTAAGTATTTCAAAAGCATCAAATATCGCAAGCTTTTTAGTGGCCGCTGCGTTTTTTAATCTATCTGCAGATACATCATCCTCTGTATTAGTAATGATTTTCTCCTCTGCAACTTTAATAAGTTCCTCAACCGCTCTGCGTCCAGCTTGGATTATACTCTTTTTCGTTTCCTTGGTATCCATATTTGATTGTGATTCTGTGAGCGGGTATTCTATATAACCTATGCTCATCAATATTAAATTCGTATTCCATACCAGGTACAAAACCTATAATTTCACCCGCCTTATAATTAGCGCAATCAAATTGTACTTTGCCTACAAAAGCTTTTTCATGCTCAAGCGAAAACATATCGTCGTTTTCTAATGGCTTTACAAAAACATAACCTTTTACAGGTTCCCATTCTTTTTCTCTTTTAAAAGCGAAAATCTGGTCAGGATAAACAAAAAATAAATCCTCTTCGTAATAGGATTTGCTGTTTTTTTCATCACCTCTAATGTCTCTAAAACGCCTAAACACATTGTGGTGCACAATTATTTCATCACCAACTTGTAGGTTTAAATCATTTACTTTTGGTACAGACTTAATAACGCCGTGACGGCTGGTGTATTGGTGGTTTTGTAATTCGGTGTTCAATAGCAATTTCTTGCCATCTATATCTTTTTCAGCCGTATTTCTTTTATTATACGGCGAAACAATAAAGTTGTATATGCTTTGCATTACCACTTAAGATCATATTCAATAGATACAGCCATGTTCTTGTTAAAGTCTTT